CGCCAACGTAGACCGCCCCAGGAGACGCCGACCGATGGACCCTAACGCCACCCTTGCAGAGATGGAGCAGATCCTAGCCAACCCCGCCGTGATCGATGATGCCCGCTTGGCCGAGCTTCGCGCCGCGTTGCTGGCGTGGCTGGACCGGGGCGGCTTCGCGCCACAGTGGAGCCACTACCCGCGCGCCACGCGCGCCGTGCGTTCGCTGACCGTCAGCCAGAGCGATCACACGTTCCAGGTGCTTGGCCCCCTACACGGCGACCCGACCGTGATCGCCGTCCGCTTGCCCGCCCACCTCGCCCGCGACATCAGCGGCGGCTGCCAGTGCCCGCACTGCCTCACGCGCGGCCACGGCTACACCCCGACATGGGACACCCTGATCATCCCGCTCCGCCCCGGAGCCTACACCTACACGATCCACGCGCCCGAGCTACGCCCCGCGCCGCCGGCGCCCGTCACCGGCCCCGACCCGCGCGACTGAGGGAACCCATGATCAACCGCCCGCACCGGCTCATCGTTGCCGTTGACCTCGCCGGCCAGGACGACGCCGAGCGCGCCGACAGCATCGCGCGGATCCTGGACGCCATCGAGGACGCCGACCCCGCCGTGATCGCCGCCGGCGACCTGATCACCTTCGAGATGCAGCACCAGGCCAGCCACCTCCCGATCCAGGTCCGGATCCCTTCGAGCCACGACCCCGCCGAGATGCACCGACGCCGGGATCCGCACTGCACTTGCGCCGACTGCCTGGACCACCTGGAACGCACCACCCAGGCGCCCGGCTGGACGGCCCAGGACGACGCCGACCGCAACAGCTAGACCCGCCCGCCGACCCCAGACGCGCGCCCAGGACATCGGGCGCGCGTTGCGCTGTACGCCGGCGCCACGCCACCAGGGAGCCGGCGCCCACCAGGCCACGCGCACCAGGTCGCCGCCCCCGTGTGACCCATGCCGCACACACCACAGCCCACCCGCACACCAGGCCGCACACCCGCACACCCACCCCCGCCCAGGCCCGCCCGCACCCCCGCCCCGCGCGCCCCGCGCGCCCGCGAGCGCCGCAGGCGCGAGCGGTCTACGATGAGCCGATAGATCCTGAATCTCTGAGCCGATATATCCGCAGGTTGACAAATCTCCCACAAGAAGCAGACTACTGACACGGGCTGTCGCAGGGGGCTGTGAGTTGTCTAGGATTCTGTAGGATTGCAGGCTGGCATCGGTTGTGCTACTTCCTGGGCAGCATGGCGCATCGATCAGGTCCGAAAGCATGGCGCGTCCAAGACGGGGATCGGCATCTGGCGAGTTCCTGGATGCCCGACCTTGCCGCCGCGAAGGCACAGTGCGAAGCTATCAAAGCCTTCAGAGAGGATCGGGTGGCTGACCTGTGCGTCATTTACGTTCCCACTGGCGCCAAGCTCCACGTCGGACCCCACACCTCCGTCTCAGAGGTCAGCGCATGGATTCGATCCGTATCGCCCGAGACGTACTCACCACCCTGGCGACAAATGTCGTGGCTCGATGCCGCGACTGGTTCCACCCACTGACGGCTGACAACACGGTGCCCAGGTTCCGCGCCTGGTGGAGACGCTGACATGTGCGAAGGTTCCTGGTGGGAGTACGTGATCCTGTTCCTGTTCGTTACCCCTCTGCTGGCGTTGCTGTGGTACGCCGTACTGTTCCTGTGGGTCTTTCAGTTCTGGAGTCACCTTGCCGACGATCCGCCGACCACAACGAGTAGCCAAGACCAACCGGGACGCCGAGCGGGACGGCCCGGACCCAGCGCACGCTGAACAGTTCTGCCCGACGAAGGTCCGGATCCAACTGGGCCTCTACGACTTCACCACGCGCGGCTACTTTGCCTGGCGTGGCGCGTCGTTCAACGTCGTCGCCGCAGATCGGGACGAAGCGTTGTCCCTGTTCTTCACGCTGAAGAAAGCGGCTCACGAGTGGTGGGCAGCGCAGGAGAAGAAGCATGAAGATCCCGTGTAAGCTCTGCCGCTACTGGCACGCGCACGCTGTCCCCCGCGCCGACCAGCCGGATGCGTACTGGAGTGACGATGCGCGCGGCGAGTGCCATCGGAAGGCACCCACGCACACCCAGGAGTTGACGCGAGTCGCCTTCTGGCCGGTGACGGACGCAACCGACTGGTGCGGCGAGGCAGTGAGGCTGTGATGGCAGAGTTCTTTCTACCCGAGACAAGCCCGACCAGCATCAAGTTCAAGTACAAGCGCACCTACAAGGACGCGCCGTGTTGCGAATGCGGCAAGCCTGCCGTGCGCCACGTTGGGAAGAAGGGATGGTGCAAGACGCACGTCGAGGGAGCCTTCGCCGCCCGCCGCGCGCAGATGCGCGACCCGCTGATCGATGAGGAGGTGGAGAGTGTTGACTGACCACTGTGGCGAGTGCGGCGCCTTCCCCGTCAAGGAAGCTGGCCCGCTCACCATCGAGATCGCGCGGCTGCACTTGCTGCTGTCGCATCACACGATGATCACGACGGCTGCCACGCGCGTGTTCCGCGAGATGACGGACATGCTCAACGCGCGCTACGGCACCGCCCTGATCACGCCGGCCCAGGTGCGCCGCTGGCGGGACATGTTGGCCGAACCGATTGAGGCTGCCCAGAAGCAGCACAACCCATGAAGGTGATCATCGACGACGGCGGACGCGCCGCTGCCGGCTACAAATCGCGGGCCTACGACTGCGTGACCCGTTCGATTGCCATTGCGACGGGACTGCCTTACGCTCAGGTGCGCGCCGACCTGGCCCTGGTGGCTGACCGCGAGCGTCCGCGACGGGGCCGCAAGAAATCCTCCCCCGATGCCGGCATCCGCATCCGGACCATCCGCCGCTACCTCAAGGGGCTGGGCTGGACCTGGGTGCCGACCATGCACATCGGCTCCGGCTGCACTGTCCACCTGAAGGACGGCGAGCTACCAATGGGCCGGCTGATCGTGAACGTCTCGAAGCACATCACAGCGGTGATTGACGGTGTGATCCACGACTCGCACGACCCCACCAGGGAGGGCACCCGCTGTGTCTACGGATACTGGCACCGAACCAACGATTGAGGAAGAAGCGTTGCTGTTGGCGCGATTCCGCAAGCTCCGCGCCGACTGGCGGCGCACCGTGTTGGGGATCCTCGAAGCATGTCTGGATCTCCAGGCCAAACATCCGGAGAACAAGCCGCGCCTGCGGCGAAAGGACATCCATTGAAGGTCAAGACCATCGCACCCAACCGTGAGGAGTGGTTGCGCGCCAGGCTGGAGGGCATCGGCGCCTCTGACGCGGCGGCAGCCGTAGGGCTGAGTCCCTACGTCACGCCCCTGCAACTGTGGGCAGAGAAGACAGGACGCACCCCGCCGGCAGAGGAGAACGACGCAATGCGCTGGGGACATCGGCTTCAGCGTGTGGTGGGCGAAGCGTTCGAGGAGGAGACGCACCGCATCGTCGAGGCCGCAGGCGAGTTCACCATCTACGCCCACGACGATCCGGACAGCGGGTTCTTGCTGGCGACCCTGGACTTCTTTCAGCGCAAGGGATTCGGGCAGCCGCTGGGGATCCTGGAAGCGAAGACCGCTGGTTACATGAAGAAGGACGACTGGGCCGACGCGCCGCCGATTCACTACGTCTGCCAGGTGCAGCATCAGATGATGGTGACGGGGCTGCCCTTCGCCTCCATTGCGGCGTTGATTGGCGGGCAGAAGTTCGTCTGGCAGGACATCACTCCCGATGTCGAGTTCCAGAACCGGCTCCGCTATGCCCTGGAGAAGTTCTGGCACGACTACGTGAAGCGCGACGTGCCGCCGCCGGCAATGGCCGACGACAACAGCATCCTGGGCCAGGTGATCAAGGAAAGGAAGGACCAGTTGATCGTGGCGCCCGGTGCCGCCATCGACCTGGACATGGCGCGCTGTGCCGCCATCGAGGACATCAAGCGGGCCGAGCGTCGGCGCGACGAGGCGGAAGCGCAGTTGAAGATGATGATTGGGGAGAGTGCCGGCATTGCGCTCCCCAACGGTGTGGTTTACAAGTGGCGCACCGAACACCGCAATGCCTACACCGTGCCGGCCAGCGAACGGCGCACCCTGAGAAGGAGTCAGTAGGTGAACGAACAGCAGATCATTCAAGAACTGCCTGCCGCTGATCGGTCAGAGGTGAAGCAGCACCTGGGCAAGTGGCAGCCGCCCAAGGTGAACCTGCACAAGCTACCACCCGGCTCCATCGTCGTCGCTACGGGTGAACAGCCCCGGTTCAATGCGTTCTGGGCCTGCATCATCCGGACCCTTCGCACCTATCCCCAGGTGGACTTGAAGTGGGCGGCGAGCGTGGACATTTGCTACAACTGGAACGACGCCATCCGCCGCCGCGACACCATCGGAGAGTGGATCTGGACGATTGGCGACGACCACACCTGGGACGTGAACATCATCGAACGGCTGTGGGGCCATAACCGTGAGGTGATCGTGCCGCTGGTTCTCAAGCGGAGCTTCCCCCACACCCCGGTGATCTACGACGTGAACCACGCGCAAGCCATGCCCGCGCCCGCGCAGGCAGGACTGCGGGAAGTGTGGGCAGCCGGTGGCGCCGGCATGTTGATCCGCGAGTCAGCCCTGGCGCGCATCCCGCCGCCCTGGTTCGAGTTCATGTCCGAGAACAACGAGCGAGCCGGCGAAGACTTGATGTTCTGCCGCAAGCTCCGCGAGGCCGGCATCCGGATCTGGTGCGACCTCGACGCATGGATGGGACACATTACCCCGGTGGAGATATGGCCGATCAGGAACGAACAGGGACAGTGGGGCACCCAGTACCGCAACGTCCTCAAGGCAGACGTTCTCTGAGCTACACCAAGGTCTGCGAGCATTGCGGCAAGGACTACTACCCGATCCGTCACGACCAGCGATTCTGTTCGCGGGAGTGCAGCCACTGGCTGCGCCTGCTGGAGCCGAAGAAGTGCAAGATCTGCGGCCAGGGGTTCCAGCCGGCCAGGCGGCGCGTGCGCTACTGCTCGATCACCTGTGCGCGCAAGAGCCGGGCGATCCAACTGGGCGACGACTGGATGCTGCATCATATGCGCCGAATGCGGGACGCTGCCGCGCAGGCGCATCACCAGGCGGCTGTAGACCGCGCCGTCCAACAACTCCCCGCCGACATTACCGCCGCGCAGGCGTATCGGCTGGGCGTCACGCGAGGCCGCAACATCGGCTACCAGGCCGGATTCCGGATCGCGCGTCGATTTGAAGCCGAACTGAAGCGGCTGAAGGAAGGGCAGGATGCCTGACTACATGGTTCACCCGACTGCCATCATCGAGGACAACGTGCAGATCGGTGAGGGCACCCGGATCTGGCACAAGACGCACATCCGCGCCGGCGCCATTATCGGCGCCAACTGCAACATCGGCGGCAACGTCTACATCGACAAGAACGTGAAGATTGGCGACGGCTGCAAGATCCAGAACAACTGCCTGGTGTACGAAGGCTGCCACTTGGGCAACAGCGTGTTCCTGGGGCCGAACGTCGTCACGACCAACGACCTCCGCCCGCGCGCCAACACCCAGGCCGGCGAGTGGACGATCACGCACACGCAATTCGACGACGGCTGTTCTGTCGGCGCCGGCAGCGTGATTGTCTGCGGCGTCTACCTGGGCAAGCACTGCATGATCGCCGCCGGCAGCGTCGTCACGCGCGACGTGCAGCCGTTCACGATGGTCAAGGGCAACCCCGCGCGGCCATGCGCGACGGTGTGCCACTGTGGCCGACCCTGCCGCCCAGTCGGGAATCGTCGGTTCTCGTATCGCTGCATGGCGTGCCAGAAGATCATCACGTTCACCGAAGACGTGAAGGTTAGGGACTTGGAGGGGATCCGATGATTGTCGCCGCCGCGATGAGTGCGCTCGCCTGGTTCCTGATCCGCCTGGACGAGCGGAGTTCGATGGCGCCCGACAGCCTCTACTATGCTCTGATGGCGCGGGGCGAGAAGGTGCCGCGCCCCTTCTGCGGACGCTGGCTGTTCCCGCTGATCTTCCGCGAACGGCTCCGCGCCTGGAACGTCATGGTCGCCGTGATGTTCGTTGTCGGCGGCTGCGCGATGTACACCCTGGCCGGCAACAACCTGGTCGCCACGTTGCTGTGGGTCTGGCTGCCCAACACCCGCTTCCATCTCCGACACCCGATGCTGGTCGATCTGCCGGGCATCGTCCTGCCGATGGCAGCGGCAGCGTGGGCGCCCGATTCGCTGGCCTGGAAGCTGCCCCTGGCGTTCTTGATTGGCGCCACGCGCGAGTGGGGCGTCATCTGGTATGCCATCCTGGCAGCCTGTCCGCCGGCGCTACTGGCTGGCTTCGCCGGCACGGCAGTCGGCTACTTCTGGAAGGGCAGGCCAGGCCAGCAAGGGGACAACGACTTCATCACCGATCCCTTCCACACCGTCACGCGCTACCGCATGGGGCACCTGTTCAACTACCGGCTCATGCTGCTGCCGTGGGGCATGGTCCTGCCGCTCGCCGTGTTCTCTGGCGTCATGCCCTGGCACTGGTTTATCCTAGCCTACGCTCCGCTGGTCATTGCGACCGATCACGCACGCATCTACCTCTACGCCGCTCCCGTTCTGATACTGGCTGCCGTGCAGGCGCCTGTGCCCGCGATCCTCTGGGGTGGGATCGTTCTCGCGCACGTCTTCAACCCCTATCGAGGTGCCTGATGCCTGGAGAACATGCCAAAGGCGTCCCGCTGTGTTCGCTGTGGCTGAACACGACGAAGGACGGACGTGAGTACTACCGTGGCCGGCTGGGCGATGCCAGCATCATGGGCTGGATCAACACGGAGAAGACGAACGAGAAACAGCCCGACATCCGCCTGATGCTCTACCCCGCGCCGACGAAGCGCGAGGAGGGCAGCGAGCGCCCGGCGCCCAAGCCGAAGCCGGCTGCCGGCACTCCCAACTCTGACGACGACATCCCGTACTGAGGTGAACTGTGGGCGAACTGGTCACAACCAAGCAGAAGGGGTTGACGATCCGCGACATGTTCGAGGCGCGGAAGCACGAGATCGCCAAAGCGATCCCGCGCGGCCTCGACCCGCAACGCTTCCTGCGCGTGGCGTTGACGACGATCCAGAACAACCAGAAGCTGCTCGACTGCACTCCGTCGAGCCTCATGGCGTGCGTGATGCAGGCAAGCCAGTGGGGGCTGGAACTGGATCAGGTGTTGGGCCAGGCATACCTGGTGCCCTACGCCGGCAAGGCAACCCTGATCATCGGCTACCGTGGCCTGCTGGAGATGGCGCGCCGCCACGTCTCCATCCAGAGCATCACGGCCCGCCTCGTCTACGAGAAGGACAGCCTGAACGTCGAGTACGGGCTGGAGCCTGTCCTGGAACACCGTCCCTACCTCAACCCGGATCGGGGCGAGGTTGTCGGCGCCTATTGCGTCTGGCGCCTGAAGGATGTAGGCGATCCCGAGTTCGTCTACATGCCCCGGCATGAACTGGACGCCATCCGCGAACGCTCCCGCGCGTCCGAGTCTGGCCCCTGGGTGACGGACTTCGACATGATGTGCCTCAAGAGCGTCATCCGGCGGGCGAGCCGCTTCTGGCCGCAGTCCACCGACCTGGGCCGCGCCGTCGCCATCGACGAGCGGCAGGAACTGGGCCTGGACATGGGGCACGTCGAGTACGACATCGAGCCGACACCGGAACCGAAGAAGCTGGCCGATGCGCTGCCGCCGATCCCCACCCCAGCCGTCACCAGCAGCAGCAACACCTCCACCGCAGAGGATCGCGCCATCGACGCCGAGATTGCCGCGAAGGAGACGAAGCCCGACTTCGTACCTCACCCCGTCACGCCGACCATTGACCCGGCGGCGCGCGAAGACATCCGGAAAGAACACGATGCCAGACACGAACCCAGAAAGGCCCGGTGATGTCCCACCCCCTCGATCCTGCTGGTGCCGAGCCTGTGGTGGAACCGACTTCATCTGGGATCGACTCCTTCTTTGGAGGTGTGCCGACTGTGGATGCCCGGATGGCTGGACTCCGCTCGAACATGGGCACTTCATCAGCCGTGACGGCACCGCCACGCTCCGCACCCCTCAGAACGGCCCTGGGGGTTCACTTCTCCGGCAAGTGCGGTGACTGGCGCACGCCTCCCGTCCTCTGGAATCGCCTGCTGCAAGAGTTCGCCTTCGACCTCGACGTGGCGGCGACTCCAGAGGATCGCCTGATCGGCGTCAGGTCCGCCGGCTGGGATGCCCTGGAACCGCTCGCATCCTGGGGATACGTCAACTACATCAACCCGCCCTACGGCAACGTCGTCGGCAAGTGGATCGACGCCGTGCAGGTTCACAACAACATCGACGCGGCGACCGTCGTCATGCTGCTGCCGGCCAGGACGGACACCCTCTGGTGGCATGGGGGCGTTCACACGGCGGACGAGGTGCGCTTCATCAAGGGGCGCCTCAAGTTTCTGAACAAGGACGGACTGGAGATGAGCAGTGCGCCGTTCCCGTCCTGTGTAGCGGTGTGGTATCCCCGCGCCGGCCTCCGCAAGGCAGCCCCCCGCTTCTCGACGTTCCAGTGGTAGCCAGACATGCGGGTCCATCCGAACTTCTGGCTGGGAACCAGCGGGCAGCAGTTGCGGGGCATGGGCACCGACCATCTGCTGCTCGCGCTGTACTTCCTGACCAACCCGCACGTCAATCTCTACGGGTTGTACTACCTGCCCGTGGCGACCATCACAGCGGAGACAGGAATCAAGAAGAACCTGCACGGGATCATCGACCATATCGCCACGACCGAGTTCGCGTACTACCGGGACAGTTGGATCTGGGTGCCCCGGATGCTCCGGTTCCAAATGGGCGACTTCTCGCCGGCGGACAACCGGCTGAAGTCCGCCGCCCGCTGGTACGCGCAACTCCCTTCGACATGCCCTTTCCTCTCCGCCTTCTGGGCGGAATACAACGGTGCGTTGCCGTTGGGGGAGTGTCGGGGGACGGTGGAGCCGGCGCCCGCTGGGAACACAGTCAAGGATTCATCCGCCTTGGTTGTGGTGGGGGCGCCGGCCCCCACTGTCGATCCCCAGCGTCTGCTCTTTGAACACTGGTGGGAGTTGTACCCAAAGAAGCACGGGAAGCGCGCCGCCTGGGCGGAGTGGCTGAAGCTGAAGCCGACCGGCACCCAGGTCGAAGCCTGGTGCGACACCCTGGTGCGCCAGACCCAGAGCCGCGAGTGGCTGAAGGACGGGGGACAGTTCATCCCCGATCCGGAACGCTACCTGAAGCGCGGCAAGTACGAGGACATCCTGCTGGATCGGCCCATTGTGGGCGAGCGACAGACGAACAACTTTTCGGCCCTGGCCGATTTTGCCCAGAGGAAGTTGACCGATGAGCGTAGACCGCCGGCTGGCCCTGTGGGGAGAGACGATGGCGAAGCTGGGCGCCGCCTTCGACAAGACACTGGACCAACCCCAGTTGGACATCTACTGGGAACAGTTGTCCGACGTGAACCCGTCCCTGCTCCTCGAAGCCGCCCTGAAGTGGATCAAGGAACAGACCCGCTTCCCCCGGATCGCGGATCTCCGCGAGTACTGCGACCGAGTGAGGCCACAGCAGGCACTGATCCCCGCGCCCACCATCGACGGTGAGCCGACCTATCACTGCCCGATCTGCCAGGACCGCGAAGGTGCCTGGGAGTCGTTCACCAAGTACGTCGAAGCCTACGGATGCGAGGTGCCCTATGTCCGACGATGCTCCTGTTACCAGTCCAACCCCGTCCACGTTGCCCGACTCGAACAGGCCAGGAAGTACCATGCCGAAGAACCCAACCGAAAGCGTTTCCGGTCCTGACGGGCTGGATGTCGTAAGCTATCCCCAGAACTATGGGGAGCCTCCTCACCTCCACCCGGCGGACCCGCCCGAGCCGGAGTACCTCCCGGAGCCGGAGTCCATCGAGTTCTGACGTGGAGAGTTGGGGACGACTCATTCACGTCGTCAGTGAGGTCGCTGACGAGCATCGCCAGGTCGTTGGCGACCTCATGGCCCAGATCGCTACCCTCAAAGCGCGGATCCGAGAACTGGAGAACGAGCGTGGATCGCAGCCTGAACTTCCGCGTCGTCGGGATTGCTGCCGCGAAGGGCAGTATGCGAGCGTTCCTGCCGAAAGGCAGCACCCGCCCGATCCTGACCAGCACAAACCGCTCTTTGAAATCCTGGGAGAACCTGGTCCGAGCGAAGGCGTCAGCGGCAGCCGAATCGCTCAACTGGTTGCTACCCGAACGGGACATCCCTGTTTCTGTGTTTGTCTCGATTGCCTTGCCCAGGCCCAAGAGCTTGCCCAAGAAGAAGCTCGCGCACACCAAGAAACCTGACCTGGACAAGCTCGCGCGCGGCATCCTGGATGCGCTGACGGGGATCTGCTATCACGACGACAGCCAGGTCACGTCCCTGTCCGCGACGAAAAGCTATACTACCTTCCAGGATCAGGCGCCGTCCGTGATGGTCAGGGTGACAGTCGATGAGTTCTCCCTGTGACATCTGCAAGCATGGCACGGTGAGCGGATACTACCGCAACCGTGCCGGCGCCCCCGTTCACCTGTCTTGCCTTTTGGCAAAGGAACCAAACCATGCGCGGAAGACGTACTATCCTGGGCTTGCTGCTGCTGCTCCCCACGCTTGCGGCAGCGCAAACAGTCACGAACCCGACACGCGCCGAGTACAGCCCGAGCGCGGACCACAGCATCGTGACCCGGTACGAGATCGGCTACTTCCTGGCACCCGACGCGCCGACCCCGTTCTTCACGTCGGACCTGGGCAAACCGACCTGTTCCCCGATCTGCCAGAACATCCTGCCAGCCAAGCCGGCATTCGGCCCCTTCTGGGCAAAGGTCCGGGCCTACGGCACCCAGCAAGGCGGCGGCGAGATCGCTAGCGTGTGGAGTGAGCCGTCCAACCCTTTCGTCTTACTCCCGCTCCCGGTAAGCCAACCGACCCTGAGCCGGTAACGCGCGGGCGCCTGACCCGCTTTGCCTGTTGGATCTTCCGATGCTGACCGTACCCCTCGTCGAGTTCGTTCAACCCCTGGACGTGTTGCTGTTTCGCCCCAACAGCATCGCCGGCTGGATCATCGCCATCAAGTCTTGGACGCGCGAGGCCAGCCACAGCGAGATCGTGGCGTACAAGAACACCGAGCGAGTGGTGACGTTCACGGCGAGGGGCGGCACCAGTAAGGGAGAGGACCAGAAGACGGGCGTCAACTTCTACAACGACCTAGCGGACCAGGTTCACCGGATCTCGATGGTCCTCCGACCACGCGACATGTCTCAGGCGCGTCCGATGCAAGCCTACACCTGGGCACTCAACGCTGCCGTGGGACAGAAGTACGACTACTCTGGCCTGCTGGTGTTCGCCCTGGCCGCGCGCCAGGGCGCCGCCGACAAGATGTTCTGCTCTGAAGCCTGCACGCGCTACCTGCGCCATGCGGAGGTGGATCCCTTCCACCCGAAGACGGACGCCGACCTGATCGCGCCCGGCACGTTCAAGTTCTCCCCGTACCTGATTCAGTACCCCGTGGAGTCCGGACGAGTGTTGGTCACGGAAGGATGCTGATGTATGCCCCGATCCCGTTCGACGAAGCGCAAGAAGGAGTCTTTGTCTTTCCCGATAAAGTATGTCGGTACAGCGAAGGCAGAATCACTGAACCCGACAACTCCATTTGGGATCTCGACCTCTGGCTTGCGGCCCACGATTACCGACTGCCCGACCTGGACTGGCATCCCGCCGTCCAACAACCCAGCCGTGAACGACCTGGTGCGTGAACTGCTGGATCTGCACAACCAGAAGAACCACGACTACGCTTCCGAAGCGGACCCGTTCTCGAACTTCGCCTATGCCGCGCAGTTCGCCGGCGTCACCGTCGATACCGTGTTCAAGGTGTTGATGGGGGTGAAGTGGGCACGCCTGAAGGAATTGCAGAACAAGCTCCAGCCCCGCAACGAATCCGTCCAGGACACCAGGCAAGACCTGGCCCTGTACACCTTGCTCTGGGCTGCCTACTCCAAGCTGCCGCCGTTCTAACCGTGCGTGTTCCGCATTTCCGCGCGTGCGTCCTGGCGTGCGTCCTGACGGGCATCCTGCCTGGCCTCGACGCGCGCCCGGCGCATTGCCAGCGCATCCTCGATGTTCCGCTCGAAGACGGGACAGACGTTCACGCGCTCCAGGTGCGTCTTCAGTGACTCCATCGCTTGCGTGTTGTCGTTGACCACCTTCAGCAGACGGTCAATCGTTTCGCGCGCGAAGTCACGTTGCGTCAGGAGATCCTTGCGGTAGAAGAAGACCAGCAAGGCGGCAATCGCCATTGCGCCACCTTGCGCCAGTACTTCCTTCAGGAAGGTTGTGTCCATCATCACTCCAGGCTCTGCCCGGCGGCTCGCCTGGCCGGCGCAATCAGGCGTTCAAGCAGTTGACGATCCTGTCGAAGAATGCCGTACCGTGCCGCCTCTGAGCCATACCGTGTCGCCTGGTTCAGCGCCCGCCGGATGATCAGACGCTTGAACACGTCTGGCATCTGAGCATAGCGCGGATCCTGGATCACCCGTGTCAGGACGCCGCGCCGCGCAACTCCGCGCCCGACTGCGCCCATCTCCTCGTCTGCCTGCGAGAGCTTCCGCAGGTTGCCCGCCTGATCCCGGATCTCCACGCGCCCGGACGGACGGGGCAGGTAGATGCCGAGCCGGTTCAGTTCCATGTCAATCGGGTCTGCCTTCTCGCCCTCGATCTCCGGCACCATGAAGGCAGCCGCCAGGCGCGGACGTTCCCGCTTGATCGGCTCACCGTAGCGCCCGATGCGCGCCGGCACGTTCTGCTGCATGAACGGGATGTCCGCCTGGATCGCCTGCGCGACTCCGCGCGGACGCCGCACCACGTCGTCCTGGGCACGCGCCAGCCCCCGCACGAACCCAGACATCGGGACGAACGAGCGGGCCATGCTCTGCAACCACATGTCCGCCATCGACTCGTCGGACTGCACCGCGCCCACCAGAGAGAACAGCCCCTGAAGGTAGGACTGCGACAGCCCGGACTTCACTACCCCTTGCAGGAACGTGCCGATCTGCCGCGTGGCCCCCATGTCCATGACGGCTTTTTCGTCCGACTCCTGGACGTTCTGGTACGCCTCGAAGGCGTTGGCCGCGAGCGACATCGGAATCGACACCGGCTGGAACAGCGCGTAGTTGACCCAGTACTGCCCTGTGTCCGACTTCGACGCGCCCAGCGTCTTCGCCACGCCTTCCGGAATGGGGAGCAGGATCGAATTGGGGCGCCAGCCCGTGTCCATCAGTTGCTGCCGCTTCGCCGGATCGCGGGGGCCGTTGCCCGAGATGCGACCCGTCGCCGCCCAGTACCCAATCGGCAGCATCGCCAGCGTGCCGAAGGCACCTTTCGCCAGCATCTCCGTCTGCGCCTCACGGCTGGCACCGAACGGCGCCATCGTCCCACGCTTGAACGCTTTGCTGCCCTTCACCACCAACGAGATCGGGGTGTGTTCGTAGCCCTGCCGGAAGATGTTGCTGACGGTGTTGACGAAGGGGATCACGTAGTTCAGGGCTGGGATGTCTCGCTTCATCAACCCCAGCCGCTGCGCCATCGGCCCGAGCGGTTCGCGGTAGACGCCTTCGAGGGCTTGCCGCATGACCTCTTTCTGGCCGGCGACGTTATCCGCGTACTTCACCTTCTGACGGACCATCTCCTCCGCCAGGCTGTCCGCTGTGATCTCCCGCTTGGCTGCCTTCAGGGCCGCAATCGACTGGTTGTAGAGGTAGCCGCGTTGCGCGGCTCCCTTGTTCAGGGCCAGGAAGAAGCGATCCGCTGCCTCCATCCCGCGCCCGACCCAGTTGAACGGGTTTTTGCCGCCGCCGCGAAACTCCTTCCGGCCCAGGTCGATGGCCGAGACGCCGGAGATCATGTCCTCGACGGCGCCCCGCGAGAACCCATTTTGCAGGACGAAGTAGGCGTCCGCCAGCGCCCCGTTCAGGTTCTCCTGCATCCCGATCCAGCGTTGCGCGACCTCGCCAGAGAACTGGCTGCGTGGCGCCCCGGTGATCCGGCTCCAGGCTACGTCAATCGGCGCCTTCAGCAGGGGCACCACCGAGTTCTTGACCAGCAGGTTCGCGGCGTTGCCGAACGTGTTGCGGAGTTGCGTCGGCACGCCAGAGAGGACGTTGGTGATGAAGTAGGACTGCATCATCTCCGACTTCGACATCCGCGCGCCCGCTGCCTTGCGAGCCTCCGCGAAGTGGAACATCGGATCGTCACTCTCCGCCAGCTTCAGGGCCAGGGCTTCCAGCCCCTCCACGTCCCCCATCTTCCGACGCGCGGCCTTGTACGCCTGGACGTGGAACGGCTGCATCGTCTTGAGGATCTTGTAGGCTTCCAGCGCCCGGCCCGCTTCCGCCTCCGCCCCGACGTAGCTCGCCGTCAGAATTGCCTGCCGGATCTTCAGCCGCTCGAAGTCGAACAGGTCGTTCTCGTTCCGAATGCCCCGCTTCACGTCCGCCGCGATCTTGTTCGCCAGGGCTTTCTTCTCGCCCGTGATCGACGCCAGCGCCATGCCTAGAGCTTGCCCACCCTCCGCATTCAGGGCCGTTCCCCTGGGCAACTGCTTGTCGAGTTCGACCGTGATGCGCTTCGCCGTTTCGACCGTCGTCTCGTGATGCCGCACCCCGCGCCGCTGACGCTGGAAGAAGTTGTGGTCCTCGATGACCTGGGCCACATCGTCGCGGATCACGGGGGACAGGTGACTCAGGTTCTGCCGGAGCCGTTCCTTGGGGATCTTCCCTGCCGGCGGGATCGGCCCGCGCGCCGACTCCGCGACGGACCACAGCCCACGCTCGTCGCCCTGGACGGACGACGGCACCCGCCCAGCCGGCGGACGCTGCCCCTCCGCGAACGTGCGCTGTGGCGGGTTGCCGCGCGGTATTTCGGGCACTGTGGGCGCGGCCCCGGCTCGACCGGCCACCTTAGACACGGCGGACATGCCCGCCAGGCCCACACCAGCGCCCATGACCGCCCCGATCAGAGCATTACGTCGCTTTTCTTCCGGGGTAGTACCTTGCGTTCCACCAGCGGCGGCGCCGGCGCCTGCGCCTGCGATCCCGCCCAGGAGTCTTGGGGAAGCTGCGCCGGCCTGAGTGCCCCAGTTGCGACCGGGACGAGGTTCTGGCCCGGCTGGCGGGACTGCTTTGACAGGGCTTGCCTGGCCCGCTGCCAGGTCCACTCCGGGGGCGGGAACCCCGGCATTTGGTTGGGGTTGAGGCCCGGCGGAGGGAAGGGTGCCTGGACGGACATTCGCTTGCTCCCTGAGAAGGTTGATGCGGGGCTGCCGGATCCCCGTCTCGCCGCCCAGGGACGCCAGCCCCTTGGCCGCGAAGTCTTCGCCCGGCACGGAGAACGGCACGTCCTCGACCGGCGCCGGCGCCGGCGCCCGTCCGCCCCGGATCGGGGAGACGTAGTTGCCGGCCTCATCCACGTACTGCCGCCACCACCCTTCCCCGAACGGGGCGCGGTACTTGGTATCCGCTTGCACCAGGCCGACTGCCTCTTGCAGCGCATCGGCCATGTCGCGCGAGTTCCGCAAATGCTCGAACTGGGGATAGCTTTCGATCAGCGACTCTTGGAGGCTGTCGAACGTCTTGTACCCAGACACCTCGTTGTAGATCGGCATCCCATCCACCGACCCGGTGGGCGTGAAGGTGCCCTTGCGAGGCCGACCAGTGCGCGTGACCTTCGACCCCTTGGGCGGACGCCAGGCTGTCGATTCCCGAATCCAGGCCGCGACTTCCGGGTACTCGCTCCCACGATTGGCAGAGATGCCGCCGACGTTCGCCACGGCACGGAGCAAGGCGCGCGGGCTGGCCGAACCAGCGTCCGGATCGTGCCCTTCCGCGTGGAACCCTTCGAGTTCCGCCATCTCCCGCATGTCGTCCGGGCTGCCCTTGAACCCTTCGCGCCTGGCCTGGCGGAACATGGCCCGCGCGTTCGACGTGGGATCGGGCAGGATGGCTTCCAGATCCGGCGCGATCACCGGCTTGCCAGGCTCCGCATCCTTCAGGGCTTGCAGCACTGCCTTCCGGTAGGCCGACGCCGCCTGGCCGAGTCCGCTCTTGCCGCCCGCCTTGAATTGCACCTCGAACTGCGATTCCAGCCAGTCCTTCAGCGCCGCCAGCCGGCCCGGCACCTTCCGACTCCCCGCCGCCCGTCCGCTGATGCGGTTGGACGCCAGGAACAACTCCATCAGCCTGGGATCGCCAAACTCCACTTCCCCAGCCCGCTGGTCCGGGCCGAAGCGAGCCGTGACCTTCAGGCGGGTAGGCGACACCGGCTCCGGGGCACCGACCGGCGGCGGAATCGCCGGCAGCGGTTCGCCTGGCGCCAGCGGACGCTCGAACGCCATGCCCGTCTGCCCCTCCGGCGGCACGGGCGGACGCACCGGACGCGCCCGGAACTGCACCGGGCCACCCGGCTCCTCTGGCATCAACTCGAAGGCGTCCCGCAGGACGTTGAAGCGCGGACGGACGATCCCCGTTTCCTCCATCCCAGGGGGACGGGGCGAGGCCAGCGGGATCACCTCTCCGCTGGACGGAGTGACAGGACGACCCTGCCGGGGTGGAGTCGCCCGCTCCGGCAGCAACAGCCGGTTCGTCACGTCCTCCGCCACAATGTCCTCTGTCCCAGGCGGGCCAGGCCAGCCGCCCCACGGCTCGCCTTCGACGTAGCCCTGCCTGACGCCCATGTAGCGCGGGCCGACCTTCTCTGGATCGATACGACTGGCCGGCGGAGGCGGACGATCCACGATGCGCGCCGCCATCTCTTGCTCAGGCGTCAGCCTCGACGGTGGAGCCGGCGGCGGAGGAGGTGCCGCCACCGGCGCCGGCGCCGCCTCTGGCAGACCAGGCGCGCGAGGAGAAGGACGCGCCAACATCCGCCCGAGCTTGTTCCCAGCGAGCTTGGTCCCGCCGCCCAGGAGAACACCGAGAATCCCGTTCGCCAACACGTCGCCGCTACTGGGCGCCTCGCCCTGGAAGGCAGAACGTGCCGCCAGCCCACCCAATGCCTGTCCGCCGCCCATCAGGCCCGCGCGCCCAACAGTGCGCCCGCCAGGCACCGCCGAGAGAACGGCGCCCAACCCGCCCTCGAACGCCACTTCTCCAGGCGACACCTCTGGACGCAACCCGCGCGACACCTCGTACTTCTGCGCCAGGAGTTCACCGAGCGCCGACCCTGCGCCGCCGCCTGCCATTGCCGCAGGCACCGCTCCGAGTCCGGTAGGCGCACCGGCAGCAAACCCGCCGATAGACCCGGCGACAGCCGGGACAACCCGAAGCGCACCCGTCACGCCCACATCCGTCCAGGTGGGTTCCGGCGCCGCCGGCGCCGACATCTTGAACAGGTCGTCTTGGACTTGCTGAGGGTTGACCCCCGGACTAGCAGGCTGACCGCCCGCGAGCCGTTCCTGGGCAGCCCGTGCGCCCAGTTCGTAGACTTCAGGCGGACCTTGAGGGATGCCAGACGGAATCGCAGGCGAAGCTGTGGTCAGTTCCCGCCGCTGCTGCTGGCGGGCCTGCTCTGCTCGCGCCCGCGACTGCATCAACAGTCGCGCCACGTCTTCGTAGGGCATCGTTCACCTGACTGTGTACTTGGCTGCCCGCGCCTGTGCTTCCAACTCCGCCAACGGAATCCCCGTCCGGAGCGAGTATGCCTGGAGAGTCACGCGCGAAATCTCGCGCCCCTCTCCCTGCGCCACCGGCGGACCCGCCGAAGGCTCGCCGGCTGCCGGCGCCACTTGCTGCGCCCCAGCCACGGCTTCCGCCTGCGCGGGAGTCGCCTGGACCTGTCCGAACAGGCCAGCATTGCGCGCCGATGCAAGCTCGACGGCACGCTGGTGCAACACCTCGTCGAGACTCCACTGATTCGGCTGCATCCTGGCGCCAGCGGCGATCTCGCCGCGCCGCACGATGTCCTGGGCGTACTCTGGACGCTGCGAAATCGCTGCCTGGCCCAGCATTTCCTGGAGATTCTTGACGTTGATGTACGGCTGCGCTTCCGCCTGCCCCTGCGCGCGGGAGACTTCGCCCAGCCGCGTCGTGTCAGTCGGCAGTGCCCGGCTGGGGCGCGGGCCAAGAGCTTGCGTGCCCTGCGCCAGCGCCGTCGCCATCTTCGTCTGCGCTTCCATCAGGGCTGCCGGATTGTCGGCACGCATCTCGCGGGACCACCCTTCCGGGATCGCCACGGCTGCCTCCAGCGCCCGGCGCCTCCGGTCGTAGTCGTCCTGCTGCGCCATCATGGCGTTGTACTCGCGCACCTTCGCGGGATCGTCCCGACCGTAGATGCGCGTGCCCGGCACGAACGTGGCGGACTGCCCGAATACGGGCGAGTACGAAGTCTGCGGCGCCACCCCTTCCGGCTCCTCGACGAAGATCTTGCCGTAGGTGGAAGCGATGTCCGGTTCCATCTCCTCTTGCGGTGCCGGCACTGGGCCAGACGGGACTGGCGACGTGTTCGCGCCCAGGTCAATGTCCGACGAACGCAACGTCCTACCCGTCACCTCGTTGATGGTGCCAGGTTCGCCATAGCGAGAACCAGAGGTCTGGCCCCGCCACCAGGGGCGCGGATAGTCGTGCGCGATGTCCGGAACGACGGGTTCCGTCTCCATGTCGGCACCGCTACCGCCCCCGCCCGCTGCCAGATCGAGATCGAGCGGAGGAATCCGAGACTCCTGGATCTGCTGCATCGACTGCACGCGATCCCAGGGCTGCAACCCACGCTGCGCGGCCAGCACTTGCGCGTTGTGCTGCGCCCGCTGCCCGGCCCGCTGGAAGTATTCTCGCAGTCCCATCAGTAGCCTCCGCGCGTCACCCGATTGAGCGAGTTCTGGTAGCCGATCCGGCTCCGCTGCCAGCGATCCATGCCGGCGAGTTCGTCGGGCGTGTACCAGCCGCCGCGACTGGGCTTGAAATCAGGCCCGCTGGCTTCCGTCACGTCGTAGGCGAACTGGTCGTTGCCAACCCGGTTCACGGCGCCGCGCATCCCAGGCGCCACTTCGCCGGCATCCCGCGAGTAGGACTTGCCGGTGGGCACGTCGTAGTCCACCGTCCGCCCGAAGCCGCCCAGGTCCACGTTCTTGCCACGCAACGACTCGAAGAACGCTTCGTTCGCCGCATCCCCGATGCCGCCGTAGAGGCCGAACTTGTGGCCGAACGCCGGCGACCAGAACGCTTCCGGGTTCTCCCGTTCCTTCGCCATCATGGCGCGGCGGCGATCTCCCGCCTGCTGCGACAGGACCATGTTGCGATCCAGGCCGAAGTTTGGACCCTGCGCCATGCCCTGCGACAGTGCCTGCTTCGTCGCGTACTGCTCCGCCTGGTCCCTGGCCTGCCCCATGACGCGCGACTTCTGGCCGGCGCCGATGCCCTTGCGGGCATCCCACTCGTCTACCACCCGAGGTCCGCTGAAGTAGCCCATCAGAACACCCGTCCTCGCTGCGTCAGTGCCGTGCCGCCCGGCGGGTAGATCCGCTTCCCGATGTCCTTGGTATCCATCTGCGAGACAGGTTGCGCGTTCCATCCCGTAGACGCGCCGCTAGCCGAGAGCAACCCCTGCCGCGCCACGTTTGGCATGGGCGGCGGCGCCACCTCGCTCATCTGCGGGTCCAGGACTTCTCCGCCTGCCGTGGGCTGGGCGATATTGTTGAACAGCCCGTCAGTCGGCGTCGTGCCTCCGCCTCCACCACCCGCAGGCGCGGCAGCTTCCGGCTTGCGCTGCGAAGCCATCCACTCACGGCCAGCATCGTTGAGCGAGCCGCCACCATACACCCATGTTCCAGATTGAGCATCCGATCCAGACGAGGGGCCATAGTAGGACCAGGTGCCTCCCTCGTAATGGGCTGGGTTCTGGCCGGCTGCCTTCCCTGTCTTCGCCGCCCACTCCGCCGCCAACGACTCATCGCTGGGCTTGAACCCCTGCGCCATCGCATAGCCTTCCGGGCTATGCCAGTAGTCGGCGGTCAACTCCCAGGGAGACTTCCCCTGGTTCATCTGATTGACCCAGGCTTGTGTCTCTGCTTGGGCGTAAGGCATCTCAGTACCTCATGCCGGGCCAGTTGACCGACAGCCCGCCTGGCGCCGGCGCCGACTTCGACTTCTGGGCGGGCACGGTCGAGGTGGGCACCCCGGACATCCCGCCGCCGGCAAACTTCCCGATCAGGTCAAAGAGGCCGCTCAACTTCTGGTTCTGCGTGGAGTAGATGCTGGTCAGGCCGCTGATGTCCTGGCCTCGCTGGTCGATGGCACCCTCGTAGCCACCCTTGGCGGCTTCCCAGGCTTGCTTCTGCGCTTCCAGTTGCTGCTGGAGTTCAGCGTCCGACTGGTAGCGTGCGGCATCGGACATCAGGTTGCCCATCTCGCGCCCCTCAACGCCGCTGCCCGAGATTCCCGCTGCCGTCATCTGATCCTTCAGTTGCTCCATCGCCGCGCCATAGATCCGCGAACTGGCGTCCTTCGCGCGCCCGAAGGCTTCCGACTGGGACGGGGCGACAGCCTTGACCGTTGGCGCCGCCTCCCGACCTGGGAGGCCAGGCGCGGCCCCCGCCCCGCCCCCCGTCCCGATCTGCCCCATGAAGGCGTCGAGGTACTTCTGCCAGACTGGCGTCGTCTGTTCCCAGATCCCCTGCGTGCCCTCAGCATTCTCTGGGTGGAACTGCCACACGCGCCCAGCCGCATCCATCGTCGTGGCTGGAGGCGTCGTCGGGTCGTTGTACACGCCCGCCCCCTGCCCGGTGATGTTGGCGTTGAACCCTGGGTTCAGGGCCGGAGTGTACAACCCGCCGAAAATTGGACTCACAGGCATCGGACTCTCTCCCTCGCGTGTCTATTCTACGGGGCAACGGTCAGCGCCGGAAATCCAGTCGGCCCGCCCGGTGTTGGGGGCGTCGTCGATCCCAGCAAGCCGTCCAGGGTTGTCGCCTGGTCGTTATCGCCGCGCGGTGTGGCGACCCAGTACTTCTGGGATCCCGGATCCAGTCCGGTGCGCTTCAGCGTGGCAAACGTGCCGCCGAATGGGTGCCAGTACTTCTGGGCGCCTTCCGGATCCACGGCTGCCATTTAGGTTGCACTCCAGTCATCGACGTTGATGTAGCCGACCGTCCCGTCGCAGTCCACGTAGAACTCCAGCACCCCGTTGCCAGTCGGCGTCGGCGTCGTGTAGCTCAACTGCTCCCAGTTCTCGACGGCTGCCGTCATCGTGTCCCCGACCGTCAGCGCCGTCACGCCCACCGCATCGTTCCGCTTCATCATCAGACGCGGTTCCGCCCCGTTGTACGTGGCCGACTTCCGCACATAGACGGTGATCGCCGCCGTGCTGCCAGAAGACACAGCAACGCGCTTCACCGAGGACGGCAACTTCACAGACGCTGACATCGGCGTCATCTTCTCCGAAGGCGCCGCCGTGTTGTAGACGGTCGCGTCCGTCTGCGTGAGGTTGACCGCCGATCCGGTGCCGATCCCCTTCGACAGCCAGGTGATGCGATGATCCGTGTTGGATCGGTTGTGGTTCACTGAGGACACAAACGAAGACGGCGAGTACACACCATCCGGATCTCCGTACACCAGCGCCGCCGCTGTCTTGCAGTGCAGAAACGAGAGTCTGATGTCTGGAGCAGACCCAACCCCACCGTCGCCTGCCAGCACCATTAGGTAGGCCGGACCCACACCAGTCGCCGTCGTCGCCTCTAGGTCACAGCTGTAGTACGTGTGATCCAAGTGACCCAAATTGAAGTTCCCAAACGTACCGTAGAGGTTCCAAGTGCCAGCCCCCGGATACCCGAACACGCAGTTGTCGAAGACGACGTTGGTGTGCGAGAAATCATTAGCCAAACTGAACAGGGGGTTGTCCACCGCCATGAAGATGCAGTTCAGGAACGTCACGTCATACCACTCACCCGCAGCGGCGCCGATGCCCGATCCTCCGCCCGACACATACGCCCGAAACCCAGTGATCGTGACGCCATACATGTCGAACCCGAAATCGATCCTGTTGCCCAACCCCCCGTTTCCAATTTGCCAGGAGTCCTGCAAGAAATCACTGGGGAGTTGGCCGGCGATGCGCGTGCCTGGATTCAGATACCCGTCTCCACCCATGCACTTCAGCCCCTTGAGGGACGCAAATGGTCCGGGGCAGTACAACAACGAAGCAGAAGTGCCGTCGCAGATCACGATCAGATCGTTGATCGTCCAGTTTGTGACATCGCTGCCCGCCCCCATGTTGATGCTGAAGCCAGCAATGCTGGCGTTGCCAATCCACACCATGTCCTTGAGCGACACGGTGCCACCCACCGTGCCCGTGACGGCAAAGTTCCACGTCGTCAGTGTGGCCGCTTTGTTGTTTGAGCAGACATAGCGCCACGCCATATTCGATGTCGTCGCGTTGAACGTCACGCCCCCATAGTTGAACAACAACCATTGCGCGTTCCAGGCGCCAGCCCCGTAGACGATACACAACGCAGCGCGGCCCGAGTTGTCTGACTGGATGATCACGTTCATCTTCGTCAGCGCCAGGACCGCCGGAATGGGCCAGGTGCCTTCGTAGTTGGCTGAAGCCGTCGTCGCAGGGATGCTGTTGGTGCCGGCGTCTCCTGACAGCGTAAGCTCCGCCGCCTTGGCGCCATCAGAGGGATCCGTCGAACTGATGTACACCGTGTCGCCCGTCAGCCAACCCGTGTCATCCTGCACGGCATACGTCGTCGTCGATCCCGATGTGGCATCCGACGTGAGGATCGTCCAACTCACGTTTTTGCCGCTGGTGCGTGCCAGACCGAACGTGCTGATGGTGCCCCCGATGTGGGCGATCAGCCCGTACCCGGTTGTCGTGTTGAATTGCAGCGTCATCGTCGAGGACGCCGTACACGGCGCCCCGGACGTGCCCATCTCCCACGTCCCGCCCCAGGAGATCGTCACGTTCCCAGCCACGCTCAGGGCATAGTTAGTCGAACCGGAGTTCTGCCACGAAACCGAGCTTTTGCAGACAAAGATGCCAGATCGTTCGACACCAGCCCCAGGATTCGACCCGAACACGGTCGATCCGGTTGTCCAGTCCATCGTCACGGCGTACTGCGTCCACGTCCCAGAAGATGTCCACAGCCCCATGACGAATAGATCGTCCCCAGCCGCCGGAGCCTGGGCCGTCTTGGTCCGAAACAAATGCTGCCAGTTTGCTGCCGTGCCGTTGGTCTGCACGCCAATCGTGGACGATCCCACCGACACGTTCAGGCGCACCTGGTAGTTCGATCCAGACGTGAGGTTCTGGTCGCCCGTCGAGATCAAGAACCAGCCGGCGCGGCTGCCGGTTGCATTCGACGCTGTGGGCAGATCGGCAATCGGCACGTTCACCGCAACGACGGATGCCGTCGTCGTCACGTTGTACAGCGTCATCGTCAGCGTGCCGGTCGCGCCACCGACAGAGCCGATCCGAATCGCAATGGCGTCAATCGTGATGTTCGACGTGGGCGTGATATTGGCCGAGTTCCCGCTGGATGTCGTGAGGTTCGTCTGCGCCGTGCCGCCTTCCGTCACGAGCGCCGTCGCGGCGTCGATCACCACCCACGTCCCGCTCGACGAGAACACGCCAGTTGCCGCCGCTGCCAATCGCGCCATTTAGAACCCCAGCGAAGCGTTCCCGAAGTAGTTGGTGCCGTCGAACAGGAACGTGAATAGATCCACCGTGGAACCCGTCGTTGAAAGGGTCGAGACGCCAGCGTTGCCCCACTTCACGGCGCCAGGCCAGGTCACGGTGCGGCTGCCTGTCGAGTCCTGCACCAGCAGCAGGACGTAGCGCCCGCCCGTCACCCCGTTCGAGAAGGTCAGGGTGATGTTGGCCCCCAGGACCAGCCGATGCTCGTTGCCGCTCGACCAGTTGATCGTTGAATCCGTCGATGCTGTGCCTGCCTGGACCAGTTCCGAGAAGTACTGGCCTCTCATGGTCACGCTGGCCGACGCATTCGCCCCGGTGCCGACTGACACCGTTGTCGCCCGGATGGACGAAGCCGTCACCACCGAAGCCGTCACGCCGCTGGCGGAAACCGTCGAGAACGAAACGGACGCGCCCGTGTGCAGATCCTGGGGAGTCGCCAGCGTGACCGCTACACCGGCTCCTCCGTCCGTCACCGAAATCTGGTTCGCCGTGCCCGTCAGGACACGCTCGTTGGTTGTCAGGCTGGACGTGGAGATGGTGACGAAGGTGACAGCCGACAGATCCGGCGCCGAGCCGGTGGACAACTGGTAGTCCAGCCCGGAATCGTCCACCACCCGCAGTGTCGAGCCGCTGGCGTAGAGCCGCAGGTAGCCGGCGGACGGAGTAACCGGCGTCGTACTCTGCTGGGTGAACTGGACCGAGTTGATCGTTGTGGCGGAGGAGATATTCGGCATCAGCTACCCCGAGTAGAGGACATTCCCGTCATCGTCGAGCATGACGTGATCCCCGTCCGTCAGAATGGTATCAAGATCCCCGCCCCCACCGGCACTGACCGCCGCCCACTCCAGGCCGGAGGACGCCGACGACGACGAGCGCAGGTAGTAGCCGCTCGTTCCGACCTCGAACCGGGTGTAATCCGAGCCGTCGTAGGTGAGCAGATCCCCCTTAGCCGTGAACCCGGTCAGGTGGGACAGCGGATCGACCAGGTTGATCTTGCCCCACACCGGAGGCGTCTGCGTGCCCTGGGAGATAATGGCGGACCCCGTGGCGACTGCCGACAACTTCGCCAGCGTCGTAGCCGAGTCGGCATAGAGCATGTCGCCCGTCAGGTAGTTGCTGATGCCCGTGCCCCCCTTGGGCACCTGAAGGACATCCCCGACGAACACGACGAGATCCTTGATCATCCGGTAGAGGAGATCGAAGTTGTAATCGACATCCTCTGCCGTGAACGGATCCCGAATCGGGTGCGGCTTATACTGCTGGTTGATCGCCATCAGCGCCGCCCAAGTTCATGGAAGGGGATCTCGTAGCCGTAGAGTTCGACCCCCTGATTGTTGTCAGACTGCCGGAAGCGCAACTGGACGAACCGGCCCAGGCCGATGCGCCCCAGCCGCTCGCGCCCAAGCGTCAGGTTGTGCGTGAACGCTGTCGAGGCCGACGAGTTGAGATCCCCCACCGTGGGCGTGATCGTCAGGCTCCCCGTGGACTCCACCTTTGTAATGACCGCCAACTCCGCGAAGTACTTGTGGATGTCCGGGGTGTTCCCGCTGTGGAACTTGGAGTACACGTCGAAGTCGATGGCCGAGCCAGCGTCCGACGACGTAGTGGAGTTCTGAAGGTAGACGGACCCGGACGACGACCCCATTGCCGGAATCGGGAACAGGTTGGCGTCATCCAGGAGGGCGCCCGCCGTGGGCGTGAACGCTGCCGTCAGGTGCGGACCCAGCCAGAGCTTCCGCGCTAGGTCGTATGTCACCCACCGATCCAGATTGTTCGAGTTCGCCGCCGCCAGGTGGAGGTGGATCACGTCGTAAAACGGGTTCCAGTAGGCGAAGGCGTCGGTGAACTTGGCCCGGTTGAAGAAGTCGTCCGTCGTGAACCAGGGATGCACCTGGTCACGCGACAGGGACACCAGCCCCTTGGGGCCGTACTCGTAGAACCCGTCTTCCGCCAGAAAGTACGCCGTGTCGCGGACGACGATCATGGCTTCCTGGGACACGCCACCGACCCCCTCCGCGATGAGGATCATCTGGAAGTTGGCGCGGCTGTCCCCGATGATCTTCATCAGGCGCCGCCGCTTGGCAACGACCAGTTCATCCCGGCGGGCCATGAAGCCGACCACGCCGATCTCGTCCTCCCCGACCGGCTTGGCGGTGAGGTAGTCGTCCTCCAGCCAGGACGAGTGCTGCCGGTTGCCCGAGAAGTAGATGCGATCCGGATCGTTCGCCGGCGAAGCCCACAGCCGGTCCTTCCAAGCCGTGATCACCCGCAGTCGATCCGTCGAATCCACGCCGGGCGGGTTGCCCTTGGGTTCGATCTCCGCCAGCAACGCCAGATCGTAGTCGCTGGAGTTGTCGGTGTAGCTGGTCGTCGAGTTGTCCCCAATCGTCGTGACCAGATAGTACTCCGCCCCATTGTTCGTTGTGCGGTAGAGCTTTCGGGCCGTGACGCTGGCGTCACTGGACGTAGTGATCCCGGACACCGAGATCTGCTGGTTGTCCACCGTCACCGGGTCCGACGCATCCGACCAGGGGCTTTCCGAGAGGACCACCGACCCCGTTGTCACGCAGTAGGTGTAGCGATACCGATACGTTCCGCGCGGATTGCCGGCGGCGCCGGCAGAAGCGGTGACGGACGCCGTGCCTGGCCCGGTCAGGCTCAGGGGCCGCACCGAGTAGTCAGCGCCCCAGATCTGCATGTTGACGGACGGGGCGTTGACGACCACCACGATGTTGTCGAGCATGGCGAACCGCGCACGCACGGAGGCGGAGACGGTTTCGCCCGCCGGCAACGTCAGCGTCTTGACGTTCCCCGTCACGGACATCTTCTGGAGGGCAGTCCCGGCATGAAGCAGGTAGTACGGCATCAGACTTCCCCCAACAGCAAGGCGCGCAGCGACGTGGACACGCTCTTAGAGGTCACTTCACTGGACACCCCGGCAGTCGAAAGCTCATGGACCCGATACGTCCAGGGCGACGACAGTTCCCAGGTCGCATAGTACAGCTTGCCAGCGCATTCCAGGACATCGGTGTAGTAGCGCCAGGTGGAGTTGGTACTGGCCGTTGTCCACGTTGCGAGCGCATCGGTGGACCACAACTGGCGATACGGATCCGTCAGCAGCACCGTGCTGCCGCTGCCATAGATCGCCCGCATGATGGTGTAGTCGTAGTACGGCAGCGAGGTGGAGATGTTCTCCTCGATCCGCTTGGTCCAGGTGCCTCCGGTCGAGCGGCTGAAGATCACATGCCGGCGAGGAACGCCCAGGTTATACGTGAAGAAGCAGGCGTAGAGGTAATCACCGGCCCCGTTCACGCTGGGGACGTAGGTGCCGTATTCGTCAGTGTTCGCTTCATGGTGATCCAGCGTCCAGACCGACTCCGTAGCCGGGTCGATGGAGTAGACGACCATCTCGAACGTAGCGTAATTGTCTGTGTCGATGCCCACCGTCCACAGACGACCGTTCCACCAGGTAATGATCTCTCCGGCGTGATCAGCATCAATGCGCGGAATGCCTCCAGGCCCGGTGCCGCCGGCATACGAGAACTCCTGCCCAACCAGCGTCACCGTGCCGTCCTGCTCGCACTTGTACACAGCCACGGGCGCGAACGTGCCGCCATAATCCGCCGAGACGTAGATGTTGGTGCCGTCTGTGCAGTAACTGCGAATCCAGCCGTGCGTTTCCAAGACAGATCCGTTCGATCCCGTCGAGGGCAACGTGAAGCCAGAGGCTGTCGTGTCGGTATTGGCGTCGTACTGCTCCCACGTCCCGCCGCGCTCCGTCGCCGGATACCAGACGACGCTCCCCGTGCTGGGCAGTCGGAAGATCAGGTTCTGCTCGCCGGGCAACCCGTAGTTCTCGAACTGCTCAGAAATGTTCAACCAGGACGCCGACGTGAGATCGGGCGTATCGGGCGGAAACTTGTGGTAGGTCCGAAACACGGTGTTCCAGGGGATGTAGAGCATCAGGGCGTCAGGCGACGGCACCGGATCCACGTCAGTCGGGTCAGGATCCACCAGCGAGACGCGAAAGAAGTTCATGATCGCGCCGGCAGCCGCCGTCGTGGCGTTCAGCAAGGTCATGCCGCGCCGCTTCGCCAGGGCACGCTGGCCGTGATAGGGGATGATCTGCGCGTTCTGCGCCGTCGTCAGTTCCCCGTCCACGAGATGCACCGGACTCTTGACCCGGTTGACCCCCTTCTCGCCCAGGTTGTAGATGTCTGCCTTGCCAGGCATCAGTCAATATCCCCAGGAATCGGATCCGTCAGACGCACGACGAACATCGAGTAGATCGCCCCTGCCGACGCTGTGCTGTTCAGCTTCGTCATCCCGGCACGCTTCGCCAGCCCGCCTTCCGCTTCTTCCTGCCGATGCGCCGCGTTCTGGGCAGAGATCAACGCGCCGTCCTTCTTGTGGACGGGACTCTCGACAAGATCGACGCCGATCTGGCCGAGGTTGTAGATGTCGATCTTGCCAGGCATTTAGACCGGCCACATCCCTTCAAAGACGCCTTCGACGTAGTTCTCCTCGTTCTTGTCACGCGGGTCCAAGACCGACGTGACTAGGTTCTGCTTCTCCGTGTTGTAGATCGCCAGCCACTCCGAATCCGGCGCCCGATCCTCCCGTTCCCGCGCCCGCGCGAAGGCGACCACCCAGGCGATCACGGCATTGTCGCTCGCGCCAGGAATCGGGTTGTAGCTCGACGTGGACGCCGACGACAGCGTGGGCACGTAGTAGAGGGTGACACCCACCGCACTGGAGAACTTGGGCGCAATGTAGATCTTCGTGCTGGACGAGGACGCATTGCCGCCTGGCCCGATGATGTCGTAGTAGCACACCGTCTCGCGCGGATCCTCTGCCGCCGCGAACCTGGCCCGCTGGAAATCCGCCGCGAAGTAGTCGGACTTCTTGAAGTGCAGGTTGACGTTCGTATCGGGGTTCGTCGGCTCGATCCCGTAGATGTCCGCGATGTCGTCGGGCGCCGCGAAGTACGCCGTGCTAGCCGAGATCGTGGAGGTTGTGCTGGTCAGCAAGTGCTTCTTGTTGACCGACTTCACCGCTTTCCACAGATCTTCGACCCCCATCTGCGCGAGATCGAGCAGTTCCACGTCCGTCCAGAACCGCGCGGTTGTCTCGTTCAGGGCGCGCCGAGCGCGCGTGATCAGTGTCTGGAACGTCGTCAGCGCCATTACCGAATCTCCCGCCAGGTCATCGTGGCATATACCGTCGCCGTGCCGGTCACGTCCGTCCCCACCAGCGAGAGGGCGCGCGGGTTCGCGCCCGCTCGATCTAGGACAATCGGGTAGCGGGCCGTAATCTTGCCCAGCGTGTTCTGCCGCTGGTTGGTCGTGCCAGAGAGCAGGAACGAATCCACCACCGTGCCGCCCGTGAAGGCACCGTTCGCCGCATCACCATGCACCGACCACTCCACCGACGACTCTGCGCTGGCACTGGACCAGGTAGGCGTCCCCGTGAACGTCGGGTTGTAGACGAGTTCGATCAGGGTGACGATGTTGGTGCCGGTGGAGACAAGCGAGAAGTCAGTCGGCAGCACCAGGGACCGATTGACCAGCCCGCCCAACGTCGCCTTGGGACGGATGGACAGCAACGCGCGCCTGGTGCCCACGGTGCGCCCGGTTGTGGCGGACGCCGCACAGCTTTCGCCACGGCTCTCCTCGAACCCGCCTTCAGAGATCACCGTGCAGCAGATCGCCTCTGTGGACGCCAGCGTCCCGCCGCCCACGATCTCCCAGGCCACCGGCAGGTTCGCCGTTTTCATGTAGGGCCGCACCTGGCCCCGGTTGGCGTTCAGAAACTCGTGGGCGTAGACGCCGACCCCATCAATGTCGAACCCGCACCGCACGCGCCCGACGCCAAGCCACTGGAGATCGATGAAGATGATGTTGGTGGAGGTCACGTCCAGCGTCAGGCCAGACGGACCATTGCCGTTCAGCGGATCGAGGTTCCAGTCCCCCTGGGCGACTCGATTGTTGACCACCGACCCGCTGGTGGAGTCCCGGCGCACCCAGTACAGCCCGTTGGTGCCTTCCTGCTCCAGGTAGATCCCGTCGTTCACCTCGAAGTAGCCCATCCGCTTCGTCGCGCCGGCCACGGCTGTGCCGATGCGCCC